ACTGATAGTCAATTATCTTGTCTGGCAGATAACATTTATTTTGAAGCAAGAGGGCAAGGTAAAGTTGGATGGTTGGCAGTTGCTTTTGTTACAGTAAACCGAATGAACGATAGTCGTTATCCAAACACAATCTGTAAAGTTGTACATCAAGCACCCACTCGTGAAAGTTGGAAAAAGAATGGTAAGTATTATCCAATCAGAAACCAATGTCAATTTAGTTGGTACTGTGATGGGAAAGCAGACGATATACACAATGCAGAATTATATGGTGAAATATATTCTTTTGTTGAGAGAATTATGACACCAGAATATCAAATTGATTATATTGATATAACTGATGGTGCTACACACTACCACGCAGATTATGTTACACCTGCTTGGGCAGAAACTAAAACTAAAACTGCGGAAATTGGAGACCATATATTTTACAGATGGGAGACAAAATAAAACAAATAAATGATTATTTCATATACTCTGGTATCTGGATAGGTTTCGTGTTCAATCCAGCACACTGGTTATTTGACCTTGATACTTCGATTGGTGGAAGTGATGATGAAATTAAACATATCTTTAAATTTAACTTGACTTTTGGGTTTGTATGGGTTAGAATAATAATTGATAATGGAGAATGGTGATATGAATATTTTTTACCTTGACAATGATCCCAAGATATGTGCTGAGATGCATTGCGACAAACATGTTGTGAAAATGATTATCGAGTACGCACAAATGTTATCTACAAATCATAGGTATCTTGATGGTCAAATGTATTTTGAGAAGTCTGCTAATACTGGTCGTAACATAAAGCGATGGAAACTAGATGATGATCGTGAAGATCACATGTACAAAGTTGCACATCTAAATCATCCTTCTACAGTGTGGGCAAGAAAATCTAAGAAAAACTATATATGGTTATATGAGTTGTGGATTAATTTGTGTCAAGAATACACTTACAGGTATGAGAAAATTCATCTTACACAAACTAAACTTGAGAACTACTTAAACAGAGTTCCAAACAATATACCTGATGGTGAGTGGACTCAACCAACTCCTGCGATGGCACATGTTCCACAATGTATTGTACCAAACGATTCGTTACAATCATATCATAACTACTATGTAGAAGATAAAATTAAATTCGCAACATGGAAGAAAAGGGAGATACCAGAGTGGTTTCAAAAAGCAGTGGCATGAAAGTTGAACAAGTCAAACAAATAGACTTAATTAAGAAAGAAATTTCAGAACTTAATAAACAACACTATGAGTCATTGATAAGAATAAGAGAATTGATAGAAGAAAATGATCAATTACGAAAGAAAATAAATCAACTTGAAGACACTCTATATGGTATAGAAAATTACAGAGGAAAATGATGCCAACATATACATTTAAAGAAAAAGATACAGGCGAAACATTTGATAAGATTATGAAGATATCTGAGAAAGCAGATTTTCTTAAAAGAAATCCAAACTTAGAATCTGTATTATCAGCACCTGCTTTTGTGGGTGACCACATCGTTAAGAAAATGGATGGTGGTATGAAAGAAACACTCCAAAGAATTGCTGAGCAACATCCTGGAAGTAATCTGGCAGATAGGTTTGGTGATAACAGAACGATTGCTCAAAAGAGAACAGTTGATGTTGCAAGAAAACATGGGATTTTAACTAACAAGTATAAATAAATCATTATGAAAGTAAGAAATTTTGTACAAAAACACTTGAAAAAGTTTTGTAAGGAAAAAGTTGAAAAGGATCGAAAAAAAGAATCCAAGAATGGTTATGTCAAACATAAAATGGTGAAAAATTATGAATAGAGATGGTGATGGTTTTCTTGTAGATTATAATGACTGGACTCCAGAAATTATGCATCAAATGGCACAAGAAGATAACTTTGAAATTACAGAAGAAATAGAAACATACATTAACAGAGCAAGGGAAATGTTTAACGAAACAGGAACTGTTCCTGCTGTTCGTGTCTTTGCTAAAGAGTTTGGTATGGATAGAAAGGCAAGTAAACTTTATGAGGTCTTTCAATCTGGACCAATGAAAAAGATTGCCAAATATGGTGGTCTGCCTAAACCAACAGGATGTGTATAGATGTCAAAAAAGCAAGAAATTAATTTAAATCACATGGTTGAAATTAAACCTGTGACTGACAGTCAGAAGATTGTATTTGATACCTACAAAAAAGGACTTAATCAGTTCTTGTATGGTTGTGCTGGTACTGGTAAAACTTTTGTTTCACTATACCTAGCACTCAAAGATGTATTGAATAACGAAACACCATATGATAGAGTGTGTTTGGTTCGTTCATTAATACCTACAAGAGAAATAGGTTTTCTTCCAGGAGATGAAGAGGATAAAGCAGCACTTTACCAAGTTCCATATACAAACATGGTTCAGTTTATGTTTCAACAACCTAATGAAGATGCATTCAAAGGATTGTATGATAGACTCAAGAATCAAGGCAGTTTGTATTTCTTGTCAACTTCATTCTTGAGAGGATTAACTTTTGACAATTCAATTATTATTGTTGATGAATGTCAGAATCTAAACTTCCATGAGTTAGATACTATTATCACTCGTGTCGGTCAAGACTCTAAGATTATATTTTGTGGTGACTTCAATCAAACAGATTTAATTAAGACAAATGATAGAAATGGTATTCAAGACTTCTTTAGAATTATTCAGAACATGGAAGAATTCAATGATGTTGAATTTCAAATCCCAGATATTGTAAGATCTGGGTTTGTCAGAAGTTACTTAATAGAAAAAACTAGATTAGGAATGGGAATAGAATAATGAGATTATCTAAAAACTTTACATTGAAAGAATTTACAAAGAGTCAAACTGCTGAAAGACGAGGCATTGACAACACACCAAATGATGAACACTTAGAAAATGCTGAGTTTTTATTTGGTAATGTGGTACAAAAAGTAAGAGATCATTTTGGACCAACAACAATCAACAGTGGTTATCGTGGACCAGAATTAAATGAAGCAGTGGGTGGTTCTTCTAAGAGTCAACACTGTCATGGTCAAGCAGCAGATATAGAAGTTCCTGGAGTTTCTAACTATGAAGTCGCAAAGTGGATTACTGAGAATTGTGATTTTGACCAAGTCATCCTTGAGTTCTACACTCCTGGCATACCAGACTCTGGTTGGGTTCATGTATCATACAAGAAAGAAGGAAATAGAAAGTCTATCTTAACAGCAATGAAAGAAGACGGCAAGACTGTATACAAGGTAGGACTAATAGAATAAACAAACTGGATTATATAATGAATAAAATTGATCTACCAGATTTAAAAACTAAATCAATCAATCGCAAAAGATACTATGTTACACCTGATGGTAATGAGTATCCTTCTGTAACCACAGTTCTTTCTATTCGTGGTAAAGAAGGACTTATGGCATGGAGAAAAAGAGTCGGTGAAGATGTTGCTAATTACATAAGTCGTAAGGCAGCAAATCGTGGTACTAAAGTACATCAAATGTGTGAGGATTGGTTCAATAAGATGCCTGAGACCTCTCCAGAGGACTGGAAGAAGCATGAGAAGGACTTCCTACCCTTTTGTTTATTCAATAGATTAAAGGATGACACATTCGATAACTTCGGTGAAGTTGTTGCTCAGGAAACAGCATTATGGTCAGACAAGTATCGACTAGCAGGTCGTGTAGATTGTATCGCAGAATATAATGGTAAACTATCTATCATTGATTTTAAAACATCAACATCTGAAAGGAATGATAGTTATAATGAGAATTACTATATTCAAACAACTGCGTATGCAGAAATGTTTGAGGAACTAACTGGAAGTCCAATCAACCAGATAGTTATATTAGTTGTAACTGAAGATGGAACTGTTCAAGAATTTATCAAAGATAAGAATGAATATGTTCCATTATTAATTGAAACTTTAAATGATTGGTATGGAGAAAATGATGTCAGAGCAAGTAACACTAACTCCTAAAAAGTTTTCTTTAGAAGTAGAAAAGGTTGCATTTGAAAAGAACATCACGCACATGGATGCAGTCATAGTGTGCTGTGAGCAGTTTGGTATAGATCCCGAATATGCAGCAAAACTTTTAACTAAATCAGTAAAGGAAAAAATAGAACTAAACGCAATGGATTTGAACTACTTGCCAAAGAGTGCTAAATTGCCTGTATAATGGATCCGATTGATATTTACTTAATGTATTGTGCGATGAAAGCACATTTTGAGAACAAGGGTTATGACTTCGTAAAGTTTAATGGTAAAACTAAAGTCTCAAGAAACTCTTTCTATAAAAGAAACGACAGAATATTTTTTGTCAAACTTTCTCGCAAATACAGAAGTGAACAACAAATAAGAGATTACTTGTTGGCGAACTTCATAGTAGAACAAAAAGGTTGGGTTGGTTCATTTACTGAAGAAAACTACAATGAGTGGTTAAAAAGGCAACAGAGTTTAATGTATAACTTTGAGCAAGAGTTATCTTCTGTGGAGTCAATAGGATCTTTGTTGAGTACAAGTGGTAGTAATCATCCAGTCTTGTTAAAGAAATATATTGGTAAGAAAATATCATTAGAAACGATGATAATGTTAGATGAGATTACAAGGTTTAGCAAACATTGGGATAAAGAATTAGAATATGATTATGTTTGGGCAGATGTGAAAAAATTAATGAATAATTATAAAAAGTTCTTGACTTTTTCAGTTGAGAAGAGTAAAATGGTTCTTAATAAATTTTTATGAGTATATTATGAGCACACATATAGTTTATGGTAATGGTGAGTCTAGAGTTCGGTACAAAGAACAAATAGATAAATTACCCAAAGGAAT